CATGCGGCGCCGTGCTGCATCTACAGAACGGGTGCATGTTAGGTGCATTGACTCCTGGCGACATATCCTTTACTTTGAATATTTTTCCATTCAATGCTCCACAGATAGGGCAAGCTGACGGTTCAGCAATATATTCATAACTTTCAATATCAACTTTTTTATAGCTTTCTTCTTGAATAGCTGTTTGAATTCTCGTTATTTCTGATATAAGCAATCGTTGGGCGTTGTAAGTCGCATTGAGCTTTCCCTTTTCTGTCATCAGCTTTTTAAGTTGTGGGGCCAATGCTTTCGGATTGATTCCGCCAGTTACTGAACGAATAAGAAGTTTTTCAATATCAGCTTTTAATTCAAATTGATACTGCCAAAGCTTGTCAGAGAAACTGGCAAATCCTTCGACTTTATAACTTCCATTAAGAACTGATTCAACTAGACTGTTATATCCTTTCTTTGGAACACTTAAACCAAGAATTCCGGCTTGTCTTTCAAATTCTGTGAGAGCTGCATCAGTCAACTTCTTTGAGAAATACTTGTCCAAATCGTCAAATACAGCAATCAATTCCAAGCCAATATTTGCTTTCAGAAGCTCTAAACGATTCACTCTCATAGTCAAGTTATAAAGTTTCAACACTTGATTTGCTTGATGTGAAAAGTCTTTTTCTTCTACGTATTTCTTAGCTTTATTGGCAAATGCTTTGACGTCCATCTTATCCGCACGTTTCATGGCTTCACTAATAGAAATTCCTTGACCATTCGCAAAGTTCTGCCAGTTGGCATTGATTTCTTTTTGAATGGCTTCTTGAGATTCAAATAGCTTATCCATGATTTGTTTCATGCGTTTGGTATCATCTTTGATTTGCTCCGCTTGCCATGCTTGCTCACGTTTAATCCAATAATCCGGAGTTTTCATAAATTACTCCTCGTTCGTTTCAAGAACTTCTGTTTCATTATCACTAGGTTGCTTATCCTTGTCAAAGATAGCTGTAGAAGCTTCTTCTTTTTTGATTTTTTCCATTTCAACTTGAACATCTGGAATAACAGAAATGACACTCAAAGCAGTTTCTTCACTAGTAATACCTTTTAGAATATTAGCAGTTTCAGCTTGCTCTTTAATGTCTTTTGGCTCATTACGTGTAAAGGTGTACTCAATATCTTTCCAAGCATCTTTATTTGAAACATTCGTACTTAACTCACAAAATAGTTTGTATCGACCATTCAAAGAAGATTGGAACTTACGTTGAAATGACAAAGCTAAGTTACTCATTGCTTGAAGCTTGTAAGCTAACGAAACACCACTTGATGACCCGAAAGATTCATCAGAGATATTCGCAACCATTGTTGTTTGGAAGATTAATTTAGTCAGTCTGTCCAATAGATTTTCTGTTTGAGAATCACTATCAGGCTTTTCTAAGAATTTAACATCCACATTTTTGTCTTCACCATCGGCATAGTAATTAATGACACGGTTACTACGAATGTTTTTCAAATCTTCTTCTTCAACTCCAGCACCTAAGAATGCCAAGTACTGGTCGCTAAAATAATCAACGTCATTTGCTTTTTCACTAATTGCTTTGTTAAAAGCGTTGACTAATGAAATAACAGATTCAAAGATACTCATTCGTTCTTCGTTGAAATAGAACTCTACAACTGGCAAATTTGGATATGGGTTGTAAGTCTTTTCTCCAAAGCTAATTTCATCATTTTCTCCGCTGATTTTAATAGTTTCAAGTAGAGTATAAACTTCTCCATGAAGTTTTTTGTCCTCGTCAACACCGTATCTCACGGCAAATAAAGGCTCTTGCTTAACTGTATCATCATAGACCATAAACATATTTTCTGGTCCATTATAAACAACATTCGTTTGAGTCTCTTCGTCTTGATACAAGAGTTCAAAAGCTCGACCATAAATACAAGCCATCTTTGCAAGCTCTGACTCTTCATCTTCCATGTCGTTCAGATTATCAAATTCTTGTAGTTTAGAAAGTATTTCTTTATCTGAATGAGACTTTTTAACTGGAATCCCATTGAAGTAACCCGTGAAAGTATCAACGATATATTTAGTAAAATTAACAGCTAAACGATTATCTGGTTTCCAAGAGTCTTTTGTCGGTTCATCATCAATATCCATAATTCCAAGATACATATTTTTTAAGTACTCATACCGAGTAACTTCTAATTTATGTTTTTCCATGAACTTGTTAACCACTTCAACTGTGATTGGTTCATCTTTTGGAAATGTCATTAATTTAGGTGGTTTGTATTTCAATTAGAATCCTCCTTTGAAAGATTTTAGTTTTGCTTTTGGCTTATTTCGGCTGTAAATAGCATAACGTAAAGCATCAAGAACATCATCAAACTGTTTAATAGGTTCTCCTCTTTTCTTATCCCAAACATATTGATAAATTTCTGTTTTAAATTTTTCTACTTTATCTTGGCAAATATAAAATGTATTAGTTTTGAATCGTTTAGCAACAGATTCTACACCACTAAGTCTTGCCTTGTCTGCATTAAAAGCATTTATTTTTTCTCTTCGGAATCTTGCAACATGTTCAGGCCGAGCAGAATCACAGTAAAATGGGACTTTTAAACCATAGCGTTCTTGAATTCCTTTTGCCGTGTCCACCCAATAATCAATTTCTTCGTATTGCTTTGCATGTTCCTCAATTAAATATGCTATTCCATCATCTGTTTCTCCTATAACAACAATAGATCCCCAGTGTTCATAACCCCAGTCAACACCGCAATAGAATGTTGATAGTTTAGGTAAGTCTTTGGATTGTATATAATGTTTGGTGCTATCGAAGTCTTGATAAACCACACCGTCAGCAGATACCCAAAGTCCCTTTATATCACGGTCATAAAACATACCGCTTGGAGTTGCTGCTTTGATATTTTCACGGTACCTCTCAGATAAGAAAGTATTATCATCTAATTCAAAATGAAAAGCCTTAACATTTTCGTTAGGCTTATCTATATATTCTTTCTTTAACCAATGCTCAGGATTATCAGGGTTAGTATCTGCGAGAATTCTTGCACCATTACCTGAACAACGAGAAACAATTTCAGCAAATACTTCTTGTTTAGCAAGTGAAGCTTCATTGACATATGCTCCATAAGCAGTCATACCACGAATAGCACCAACTCCACCGATATTTCCAGTGTATGCTTGAACTACTTTTACACCAAATAATTTAAAGTTGTTATGCTTATCAAACTTGGGCTCTATATTGTACATATTATAAAGTTCTTGTAAGATATTCTTATTTATTGTATTTGATGAAACACCCGCCAAGATATACATAGGCTCTTTAACGCCCTCTTCATCAGCTATTTTACGAACACGCCTTAATTCAAATAAGAATAAGTCATTGTTCATCTTAGTTTTTCCTGAACGCTTAGCACCATGAAGCAATGCAATGAACCAATCTTTATTTACTGTTTGCTTTAAAACATCGATTTGTTTTTTGCTATAAATATCACTTATCATCTATAACCTCACTAATCTTACCAAGCAATTCGTCCAGCTTATCTTCTGTTGATTCATCGGCAACATTTTTAATCATCTCAACCCTGAATTCAGCAAGATCAGCATCAGCAGTAACTTTTCTTAATTGTTGCTCAAGAAGCTTGTCGTTATCAGGATATCGTTTCAATATTTCTCTAATCGCTTGCATTCTTGTTTTTAAATCTGGTGGTTTATCGACTTCTTCTACGCCCATTGGCGTGCTCACCACGACACGTTCAGTTATCTCTGCTCTAGCTATACTAGAAAGCAATTCAACGGCTTCCTTAGCGCCCATAATACGTTTTGAAGCCATCTGCTCCATTCGCTCATCAATGTAACTTTTAATTGTAGTATTTTGTAGTAGTTTGCTAGCGTTAGTGTTTGCATATTTGGCAGAATAACCTGCTTTAATAGCTGCCTGCGTTGCATTTCCTAACTTAATATACTCATCACAAAACTTCTTCTGTTTTTCTGTTAGTTTCATACCTCCCCTCCTATCTTATTTGTGAATCCAACAATAAAAGGCTGCCCATTGGACAACCTGTAATTTAAATGAATTTCAAATAGTATCATTGATTCTCTTCTGCAAAGAATCTAAGAAAGTCTTTACCAAATTTTGAAATTCTTAGATTTTCTCTTGGCTGATATTCTTTGATATCTTTTAGTTTCCCAAACTCTTTGGTATCAAACTTTCTGGGATTTTTAAAAGAAGCGAGAAGTTTCATATTACCATTGAATACTTTCACAAAATCCTTAAAATGCTTATCAAATTTTTCTTCTTCCGAGTCTTCCAATAAGGAAATTCTTTGGAGATTCTTTCTTACTGCATCATATTGATGATATTCTATCCCAAACTGTTCGAGTATCTCTGAATAATTAGCTGCCGAATCTATTTCAAGATAAGCTTTTCCATAGAGTTTGAGAACACTTATATCTAAGATGGTTAATTGTTCCAATGTATCATAATAAATATATGCTATATCTTCAGATACAGTATCAATTTTTGTCATGTTTACAAAACCATTAACAATATATGAAATTTTTTCTTCTTGATTTGTTTGAATGGCCTTCTCATAAGCATAAACAGCTAAATCATCTAAAATCTCTTTTTGTTCAATCGTTTTGCTAGACATATTTTCTTCAATATCTTCTACTCGCTTTGCAATTTCAGATATAAATTCATGCTCATTTTTTATTTTTCTCTTTGTGAAATAGCTTGATGCTATATGTCCTACAACTGGAACCATTTCTATAGCCGTGCCTCCTATCACTTCTAGTCCGAATTGCAAAGAGCTTTCAGAAACTACTTTAGGTATCAACTCCCCTAACTGTTCTTTGGCAAAATCTTTTCCAGTTTCTATTAACCCTTCAACAAAACCTTCTTTAATCTCTTTGTTCATAGCATACTCTCCTTGAAATTTAATCAAGTATAGTATATCAAAAATAGCCAGCGTTAACTGACTAATAAATAATTTAAATATTTTTCCATGCACCGGTATTAAGCAATGCAATCAAATAGCAAGTCAGGGAGTCGAACCCTAACAAGCTTATGAAGCAAATTCAAACCGATACTTATGATATTTGTGCTTTTGCCTTTTACTTCATAATACAAGTATATCAGCAAAAATGAGGGTTGATGTACCGTTTTTAGGCAATTTCGATTCTTTTTTTGCCTATTTTGTCCCTCTCAAATTAAGTGAATAACAAAAGAATAGATGTCATTCCTAAATTTATAATAAGCAGCTTTAGCTTTCTTCTGTGGAACTTCAAATCCTTGAACATCCAATTCTTGCATTACTTGATACCAGTATCTGCCATTATATCCTTCACATTTTAGTCTTATTACCTCCTTTTCAACTTGAATCAAAGGTAGATACCAGATATCAATTTGTTTTATCAACTCTTTTAATCTGATCAACTCCTCATCATTTTCGAGTGCTTCTTTATTTAAGACGTGACTTTCAGGTTCCGAACCACCAGAATAAGCTGTACGAATGCCTAAGTTATCTACTTTTTGCTTATAAAGATATCTGCTTTCAATTGATTTTATTCTGGCTTCAAGTCTGCCATTTACGTAATCTCCAATAATTCTATCTAACTTATCTGCCATTCATCAAATTCTCCTTTTGTGGTATAATTAAGTTAGAAATTCAGTTGCCGAAGCCCATTGCAGTGGGCTTTTTTTGTTTACCATAAAATCTGAATGAATGATTTGTAGGTCTTAATTCCTAAAAAGTTCTCTCCATGAATTTCTCGGAGTGTCACAGTAAAACCATCACCGAGCTTTTCTTTTAAAAGGGAAGTTGTTTCTTTATTTACTAGCCTCAATCTTAAATAACTATCATACTGATCGCTTACTTGAATTCTAAAACCTGTGTATCCTTTTTCGGCTGAAATCCTGATATTATTTTCTAAATTTGCTTTTTTGTACCATCTCTCAAACCATTTTTCATGAGATTCTTTTTGAGATGATTTAATTTCATCAATTAATGTCATTTTCTCCTCCAGTTGAGTTTAGCGAGTTCCTAGCTCAGTATGATATAATACGTGTGACCACAAAAAAATATAGAAAATATTTTTTATCACACCCGCTCGAACTTGGTCAGTTCGGGTATTTTTATTTTGGTATGAATTATAGTTATATGTGCTATAATATTGATGACCAAAAAAAATTCGCAATATTGTTCAGTATTTCGCTCAAGCTTGGTCAGCTTGGGCTTTTTATTATCTCCTTTATTCAAGTCATATTCCTTGTGCTAGACTAATAAAAGTTTTAAAATAATACAATATAACTATTTGAAGGAGGATTTAATCATGAGTTATGTTGTAAATAAAACTGGCGACTTTAGCGGTTATCATGAAGTACACAAAGGTGCTTGCCCCAATCGTCCGACAGTCACTGATTCGTATCTTATTAATAAACAATTTGAAAATGACCTTGATGCCATGGAATATGTTAAAGAAATATATCCATCACTCCAGGTTAGACCTTGTTTATCTTGCATGGACACATCCTCACGTTAATTTTTGTTAATCCCCCGAAGCCCTTATCTTTGATTTGGGCTTTTTTTGCGTTCAATCCATATGTTTATCAAGCCATTTTTCATGACTATCGCTAGACTCGTCAAGGTCTGAGCGGTTGAAATAAGACTGGTCCACATATAATTCACCGCAACGACTACAATATGTTGGTGCTTCATCTCCAATAAGTGCTGGTGGGTCATAATTATGCCCGAACAGCTTACACATTAGTTTCATTGGTTGTCCTCCTTGTTTTTAACAATCACTTGAGCATTAGATAAAATCGGTCTTTTCCATTCAAGTTCATTATTAAATGACCAAATATTTATTGCTCCGTTTGGACTCACATCAATGTTTAAATCTTTTGGCATAACATCCATCCCACAAAAACCAAAGTTTATAACATCAGAACATCGTCCTATGGCTTTGCATTCTCCATTATTTACATAGCCAACTTCTAACATTTTGAACCCACTATTGTGTATTTCATTTATTGGTTTAATATATAGTGATTTTCTTTCGTACATTCAATCCCTCCCCACCAGTCATTGACCAGCGATATTAGTTTGTCGGTCATCCTGAGACCTCGTCTTTCCAGTAACAGTCATCACAGAGATAATATCCATAATTCATGTTCCACATATTATTCTTTAAATCCATAACACCACATCTGGTACAAATTCTAAAATCTGTTTCACTCATCAGCCACCACTTTCACTAAATCAACTCCGAGGGCTTTGCCTGCGAGGTAGGCAGATATTACATGATAATTATTCCCAGTTAGAACGAATTTCATCAATTCATCTGATAGAACTAAATAATTAATTCCAAGCACAAAGGTCTCAAGCATTGATTCTCTCTCAAGTGGATTCAATTCTGCATCCAACATATCCGCAATGCTTTTAGGAATCGTGAGCTGGGAAGATTTAACGTATTTAATTGCTGTTTCTTCATAAATAGGTTCATCAGCCCAAGTAACTTCTACTAATTCGTTGAAATTACAATCTGTGCCAGTATCACCGACAATCAAATAAATCTCATTTGGTGCTGTTTTTTCTAATTCACTCATCGCCGCTCCCTTCAAGTTCTTCTTTTGTCAATCCATTCTTACCTACTGGACCAGCTGGGCATCCATCCCCTCCAATCGATGCGAGTGCATTAATTGCAATCTGTGCGTCTTCTGTTGCTTCAAATCCGACCAAGGTGCCTCCTCGCCATTGTCTGGTAGAAGCTATTTCTGTCAGTGCCTTTTTCGCAGTGTTAAGCTGTTCTTGGAGTTTTTGATTTTCATCACGCAATGACTGTACATATTTAGCTTCTTCAAGTTCTTCGAGTTCAATTTCTCGTTTACTTAACATTCTAGGTAAATCGCTCATTGTTGTTCCTCCGCTTCAAGTGCAGCATTCTCAGCTAATACAACATCAATATTCTTTCCAGTAACTTTTTCAATATACTTAGTTACATTTTCATGAGTCTTAGCAAGCTTGGAAAGTCTAGAGTCAACAAAATTTCCTATCACAATATTTTCATCACCGTTTGCTAGGATACTGATAGTAATCAAAGTCTGGATGCAACTTTCTAGTTCTTCTTGGAGTTTTTCAACCGAAAGTTTGTCAGTGTGAGCTGAAAGAGCTAGCTTTTCAAGCTTGTCAAATTCTTCCATAGGCATTGTGACAGTCAAAGATTTGCTTTTATCAAAATTACCAATTAACTTATCTGTCATTTTTACACCTCCCCAGTTGAGCCAAATCCGCCCTTACGCTTTCCGTTTGCGTTGTCATCGTCTGTAGTAAGGTATTTGACAAATACACCTTGCATAATTCTTTGACCTTTAGAAATGGTTACAGGCTCTTTTGAGATATTTATAAATAAGCCTTTGAATTCATTAGGATAATAATCTGAATCGATAATTCCTACTGAATTAATCAATGCAATGCCACGCTTAACTGGATTACTTGAACGGTCGTATAATTTCAGGACTTCATCATCTCCAAGTTGAACAGCTAGACCTGTACTTACCATTTTTATTTCATCAGGTTGAATCTTAACTGTTTCACTTGCTGAAATATCATATCCTGCGCTGTGTTCTGTCGCTCTTTCTGGAAGTGTCGCATTTTTATTTAGTTTTACAAATTGTCTTTTCATTCTCCGTCCTCCACAGGCACAAGCTCAATGAGCGGGTTTTTCCATGGCTTACAATCCGAACTAAACTCATGCCCGTCTGGCAAAATACACCCTTTATAAATCGCACCGCCCATGATTTTACCAAGTTCTGATTTTGTGAATCTAGAGTACTTATTTTCGTATCGACCATTTTTATTTTTGGTATTACATTTAGCAAAACCAACTAATTCTGCCATAAATCCAAACCTTACTAGTTGAAAAAATGGCTTGTTTCCATTATTTAACGGACTAAGAAACACATAATATTTTTTCTCGCTCATTCCGACACCTCAATCTGTTCGTAGCTCTCTGCATGCATGCTGTCGATTTCTGCTTGGGTGAACTCTGATTTATACCGACCTGTCGCTTCGGTACTACCCCAGTGTTCAAAATATCCAGTGCTTGTGTCTAATATCAAGTAACTTGTTGTCAGTTTATTCTTCAAATAGAACAGCTGCGGTTTTTCGACTTCATATTTGCCAGTTGCAACTGCTAAATAAAATTTGACATAGTTATCATAATCATATTCAACCCAATTAACTGATTCTTCAGAGTAGTAGCTTAAATCAAAAACGTGAAAATTTTTACCATCTTTATTAAATGATTTAAGTTTTTCAATATCTTCCGCCACACACTCAGGCACGACTGGCAGGGCTTGCTGTTGGAGTTTAGGCGTAAGATTTGCTATTTCTTTTTCAATGTACTCTTTTTCAGCAACTTTCAACCTAACGCCATATTGAGCGGTTGTCAAAATACTTACATCCTTAAGTTCATCTTTTGTTAAATGTTCCAAATTTTGAGTGATTTTATCAATATAATCATTTTTAGTCATTTTTCGTGTCCTCCAAGACAAATGGCATAAACCACTCGCCCTTATTTAGTTGTATCTGTGCTACATCTTCTTTTTTACATTGGTTCAAAGCTCTTCGTAATGCTAGGTTCTCATCTTTAGATAACTCAATTACGATATCGTCTCCAATATAACTCCCTTTAGTGAATTTCATCTAGCTGCTCCTTCCAATAATTCAGGGTTCTCATAGATGTTTCCGATGACAACATATCCATTTTCTCCACTAGTCCAATAATTTAATCCAATATATGAACCAGAAGAACAAATTTGTTTGCCCATGAATCCAGTATCATGCCAAACAACTTCGTGGTGGCTGATGTACCAATTTTCTGGCTCTTTGTTTTGATTAGCAATTACATCACCCTCATAAATTTCAACGCCATTTTTATCTTTTAATCCTGTAGACTGCATGATGATAACATCATCTGCTAGTCTACTTTCAGGACCATACAGGCGATTATTTCCACTTAGTTTGACAAAAGAAAGATAAGATAAATCTCCGCTATAAGTAATCTCTGAAACAGAGCTTATGCTTTTTCCTACTTTATCCCAAGCTCTTAATTTTGGTATCATCTAGCTGCTCCTCTCCCATAAAAACCATATCAACGGTTTCGTTGTAAAGCTCAATCGCATTATTCTTGAATGGGAACTTATCACATTCAGGACAAGAGATACTATCTACTAAATCAGGAATTGAATCAGTAAATTCGAGAGCAGTAATAAAAGTCGGAACGTTGATATAATAAGCCTCTTCTCCGTCGCCTTTTATTTCAGCTTGATAATATTTTTCCACTTCGTAGGCACCTAAACCTACTGGGTGAAGTTGTTGAGTGAAGTAATGGCAATTTACATATTCAATTTCTTTGTTGCATTTTTTACACTTCATCTCATCCCTCGCTTCGTCGCATTGACAGCCTCGTCTGTTTTTTGCTGTTGTGATTAATTTTTTATTCATTGTTTTTTTCCCTTTATTTAAAGACACTGTCGTCTTTTCTTGAGTTTTCGATTGCCATTTGTGCTCTGATATTTCTTCGCAATCTACGCTCTTCTTTTGTTTCGTGCTTTCTTCGCTCACGATCGGTTATTTCATCAGAAGTCTTAGATTTTGAACCACCATAAGGCTTCCAACCGGGATATTTTTCAATCATCGCTTTTTCATTTACAACGGCAATTTTTACTGCGTTCTTTTTTGGAGAATCAGCCATTCCATTTTTAACCCAACCAGCAATTGAATGAGGTGAAACAAGAAACATTTTCGAAAGCTCTTTTTTCGTACCAGTTCCCATTTTTATCCCATTGAAATAAACATCATAAATTTTTTCTAACCTTGCCATCTCCTGCCTCTTTCAATCCACTTAGTTTATTTTTCCATTGTTCATGAAACCATTCGTCGTCTTTGTCAGCGACTTTATGGTTCTTCAAGATATCCTTGTCTTTAAAATCTAGGACATTTTTTCTTTTTGCGTTGTCATAATCCACCTCATATTTTTGCTTCTAAGCGCTTTTAGCTTGTTCGTGATAAATTATCCATGAAATGGTTTAAGCGCTAAATGTAACCGTAATTTTCATGAATTAGAGCTATTAAAGTTCAATTGCTAAACCTGGAATTAATTCTTCAAGTATTTTGTATAAATCTTTCCATTTCATTTGCTTTGAATGGTTGTATTTATTGCAAATATCTAAGTAAAGCTGAGAAAGTTCGTGATTGTACTTAGTCCGACCGCTGATTTTCACAGATAACTCTTTTTTAGTGGCTTTGAAATTGTTATTTCTTGCCAATCCATACAGCTTTTTCAAAGTGACAAAATTTGTTTTAATCATAAATCTCCTTCAGATTCTTCTAAAGCAGCATTTTCAGCTAGTACAACATCAATGTTCTTTCCAGTGACTTTTTCAATATACTTAGTTACATTTTCGTGAGTCTTAGCAAACTTTGAAAGCCTAGAGTCAACAAAATTCCCTATCACAATATTTTCATCACCGTTTGCTAGGATACTGACACTAATTAAAGTTTGGATACAATCGTCAAGATCTTTTTTGAGATTCTTAATTTTTTCAGCTTGTAAGTCAAAAAGTTCTCGTGCTTCAATTTCATTTTTTAAATCGTATGTTTTTCCGCTCATTTATTTACACCTCCGTAATTTCAATTTCTATCCGTGGTCGCAAGCCGTAGCGCTTCTTAGCGTAGATATCACTGATTTGGTTGTCATCTGGCCATGCATGCTTGTTTAGTGCATCTAGTACAGATTTCTGCAAATTATCAATATCTGGCTTTTTGACCACTGGAATTGTTTCTGCTTCAAGCGCTGCTTGATTCTTTTTTACTTTTGATAATGCTACTGGTGGCTCAAGATAGAATCCCAATTTAACAAATAGTGGCTTTCCTGAAACTTCCTGTTTTAATTTCAGCAATTTCCATTTGAATAAGAGTTGAGCTTTCCAAGCCATGTATTCCTTAGGCATATAAGCTTTTACAAATCCGCCTTTACTGCTAAATCTAGGTCTTGGGCTTGCCATTGGCTCCATTGCTATTTCAAACTTCACTTGTGCCTCCTAGTGCTTTTCTTTTCATAAGCAAATTATCAAGATGAACATTTTGTAAATAACAATCATGAGCATAAATTTGCGATACACCAGTCAAATAAACAATAAAATTGATTGGAGTTATTAGGATTGGTTTATCGCCTTCTTCAATAAATTTAGTAAAATTTTTATAGTCTCCAGTAACAACATCAGCAACAATGTTCGAAACAGTCTCGACATAAAACTCAGCAAGTTCATTTAACTTTGCTTCATTAGGAACTACTACCAATCAGGTATTACCTCCTTTGGTTTTTTATCAATAGATGACCATTCTGGAGTACCTTTGACGACTTTGTTATTGCTGTACTTTTGAATAGGCGTTAAATCGTAGTCATCTTCCCAACCCTTACCGTTGAACCATGTACTACCATGTTTTATATAGTTTTGTTGGGTATTTTTAACTCTTATTTCTTCCAAATAGTTTTCAAGACCCGTTTTAATCTCTTCGTCTGTCGTTCCAGATTTTACAGCTCTTTTATAAGCTAATAGGGCTTTCGGTTTTCCTTTTTTGTTAGGATATATTTTCCAAAGACTATTAAATCTAGTTTCTAAATCAGACTGTTTATCGGACTTGTCCGATATATTATTAATTGATTTATTAATTGATTTATTAGTTGATATATTATCTTTAAAGTTTTCTTTAATACCCCCATAAAGATTTCTTTTAGGGGTATTAAAATTTTCTTTAATACCCCCATTAAGTTTATTTAAACAGGGGTAAATAAATCTTTTT